CTCCAGCATTGAGATACTTTGATAAGCAAGATAAAGCCTTTGGCATTAATAGTAAATGAGCATAAATGATTATGCGGCTCTTGTTGTCGCTATTTGCACTGTTATTGGCTTTTTCATTACTGCTATTCGTTGGATGGTAAAACATTATCTTCAAGAATTGAAACCTAATGGTGGTTCAAGCATCAAGGATAAGGTTGATAACCTGTCATTAAGAGTAGATCGCATCGAGGATAAACTAGACACGCTGATTAACAGCATTATCAACAGGGTCGCTTAACCTAAGAATTACCATAACGCCATGAGAATGTGCGTAATTGTGCCATCTAGGGGAAGGCCACAAAACCTGGAACGATTGGCCGATGCTTTTATTGAAACTAAAACTGAGGCCGATTTATTCGCCATTATTGATTTAGACGATCCTAAAGGCGACGAATATTCAACCCGCTTTTACAACATGCTTCAACATAATACAACTGGCGGATCAATTAAGTCTGTTGAATATGCCTTTAGAGAGTTGTTAAACGATTCTATGTTTGGTTATTTTGATTTTTTTATGATTATGGGTGATGACAATATACCTAGAACTGAATATTGGGATCGTTTAATTGTAAAACCAATTTTAGGAAAAACTGGCATTACATACGGAAATGATTTATTACAGGGCGAAAATCTGCCAACGAATTTTTGTTTAACTAGAGATATTGTTAGAGGTTTAGTCAAATATGGATTACCTAAAGCCACGCATTTGTATCTCGATAATTTTATTAAACAATTAGGAATTGATATTGGTAGTCTTTACTACAATCCCGAAATAATTATTGAACACATGCATCCGATGAATGGAAAAGCAAAGAATGATGAGGGATATGTCAGAGTAAATAGGCCGGAACTATACGAACATGACATGAGAGCCATGAATGAATATATTGCATCGGCTACATACGCTGACCTAGTTAATGAACTAAAATAGAGTCACTATGGCTAAATCACGCAAACCAAAACAGAGAAGAAAACGAACTTATCGCCGGCTTAAATCTATAAATGATTTAAGCAAACTGGATATTCACATGCTTGCTTTACATGAAGCATATATGGCGGCAAGAAGGGCTGGATTTAGTGCCGAGGTTGCCTATTGGCTCATTACATCACCTGGGGAATCTGGCCTGCCTGATTGGATTCAATCAGATAAAAAAGATGCAATCATCCCACGCATTGATGAAACCGAGGATGACGAAGATTAGACGAGATAAAAATATCAATCGTAGGTATCTTGTTTTCGGTGATATGCAAGTACCATTTGAATTTCAAGCAGCGATTAAATCACTAAAAAAATTAGTTAATAAAGTTAAGTTTGATGAAGTTTTATGTGTTGGCGATGAATTAGATTTCAACACAATTTCTAGGCATAGCGAAGGTAAGCCGGAATCATATTTACAAACCCTTCATGAAGATAGGAATAGATGTAGAGATATTCTTTATGATCTAAAAGTTAGCGTTGTATCAAGAAGCAATCACACAGATCGTTTATACAAAGCATTAGTTAAAATACCTGGACTCTTACAATTACCTGAACTTCAATATCCAAAATTTATGGGCTTTGATGAACTTGGCATTCGATACGCCAAAGAGCCATTTTCGATACCCGGTACAGATTTTGTGATGGCTCATGGGGATGAGGGAGCAATATCTCGCCTACCTGGACAGACTGCAATAAACCTGGCTAAAAGATGGGGCAAAAGTGCAATTATTGGCCATGTTCATAGGCTTGGTTTTACTTGCCATTCTGAGGCCTTCAGAGGCCGTTTAGAGCGACTTTTAATGGGGGTTGAGGTAGGTCATACCAGCGATATGAAAAAGATGTCCTATTTGGCTATAAAAGGCTATTATGCCCAATGGCAGGCTGGAGCAGTAATTCTGCATGTACGCAATGGCAATACCACAGTCGAGATGATCCCGTTCAATAATGACGGCTCATTTGTAGCGATGGGTAAATCCTTCTAAACACGCCGATGTAGGCTCAATTGCATTTGTCCTACCTTTGTGGTGTAATTGCGTTTGTAAATCCATTTGAAGGGAATGGCAAAATGACAATAATTAAGGACTACACAAATAAAGGCTGGTTTGTTTTACCGCTCAAAAAGAAATCTAAAGAGCCAGCGAGATTTCTACATCGAGGTTATTTAGGTGCAAGCAATAATCCTGAAATTATCAACAATTGGTTTAATGATGGTGGATGGAATGTTGGAATTAATTTAGTTGCATCTAATTTAGTTGTTTTAGATTTTGATTTTAGAAATGCCACAGACGATGCATTTTGGAGTCATTTACTGGATGTTTGTTTTTGTTTGAAAACTTATACAGTTAAAACCGCCGATGGTTATCACTTTTATTTTAAGTCCAAAATTAATGATTGTTTTTATGGAAAATTAACAGATGGCATTGATGTAAAGCATCGTGGTTATGTAGTTGCACCGCCGTCAATTCATCCATCGGGTAAAAAATATCAAATTGTTAATGATGTTGAACCTATTGAATTACCCAATCTAATAAGGAAATCAATTGTTGTTAGTTAAATTCGATAAACAATCCGGTGCTTATGTTGATCAGAATCGTAATCACTATGTAAAGGCTTCTCTAATTCGTCAGCACGCCAAGAAAAATTTGGGTGCAAAACAAATTAGGGGAAGGCTTTCAGCCAAAATGGTTGAGGCTTATTGGTTAGATAACTTCAAGGAAGTGGTGAAATATGAGTTATGAACTATCGCCATTAGTTAGTTGGTTGTTAGTGGCCAGTTTTCTAATGTTGGTTGCTTTAGCCGTAATTGGCTCATGGACAATCTCGACCGAAATCGGATACGACAAAGGTTTCAAGTCCGGTTACCGCAGAGGTTTGGAAGATGCACGAACACATAAAAGAGATCGTGAATCTATGTTAAGAGAAGATAATGAATATCTAATGGCTAAAGTTGTTGATCTTAAAAATAGGATTCACAAATGAGTGGCATTGATAATTATGTAGATGTTGCCGAAAGGTTGAAGATACTGAAAGATTTATATCCGCAGGCATCTTTACAGCCGGCCAATATCGCTGAACCTTTCAAGATTGTTCAGATTGAAAACATTACTTACATCGTTTATACGGCCGCTTGTTATCGAGAGCCTAATGATCCACGGCCTGGCATTGGCATTGCTTGGGAGCGTGTACCGGGTAAGGGAATGACTATTGGTAGTGAGTTGGCAATTGCCGAAACCTCCGCTTGGGGTCGGGCAATTGTGGCCGCCATACAGACATCAACTAAACGCATTGCTACTAAACAGGATGTAATAACCGCACAACACAGACAAACTGCATGGTCGGTTACGCCAAACACCGAGGCCATTTTAGAGGAGTTCAGAAAACCTGAAACTTGGCCACAGGAATCAATTGAAGCAAAGGTATTAGAGGCGGCTGGTCGAGTTAAATCAGTCGCTACAAAAACAGAAATCATTGAAGGTATTAAACCGATGACTGTTTTGGAAGTTGCTAATGCTTTTAACGCTCAATCAATAGATGATGCACCACTTTGTGATCATGGATTAATGACCTACATATCCGGTATCTCCAAAAAGACTGATCGGGAATATCGTGGGTACAAATGCCCTAACAATGAAAAAGGATGCGAAGCCAAGTTTATGCGGCAAACGCCAAGTGGCTGGGTGAAAAACTGGTAAATATGAAAATGCATCTTCCCAACTTCAAGGTCATAAACAATCAGGCTTACATTGTAAGAAATGGCCAAAACATCAGAGTGGAGTTGGCTTATTGCATTATGTGTAATGAGCCATATCCAAAGTCAGATGATCGATTTATGTGTCCTAGATGCCATGCGGTGTCATAATGAATAAACCATTTGATACCGCATTGTATGAAGAAAATGATTCTGCAAAGTTAATAGTCAGAGATTTCTTTAACTATCTAGGTTTTAATTGTGAGGTTAATGAAGATAAATACGGAGTTGATTTAATACTTACAGATCAAGATAAGTTAATGAAAAAACTATTTCTTGGGGTAGAGGTTGAGGTAAAGAAATCATGGCGTGGTACACAATTCCCCTATAAAACTTTGCATATTTCTATGAGAAAACACAAAATCGTACAAAAGAAAACATTATTTGCGATGGTAAATGTAGATCGCACACACATGATGCTTATCTCACTAAAAGAATTAATGAAGGCTAAATCAGTTATGAAGCCTAATAAATACATGCAACAAGAATGGTTTTATGAGATCGATACCAAGAAATGTCAATTGGTAAGTTTGGAGCATTATTTTGCAGGAGCCAATTAGATGCAACAAATGTGGGGCATGGGTTATGGCCTACCTAAAGTGTTCAATATGTGAGAAATTAGATAATAAACAATTAAATGCCTAAATATGTCTATTACTGCCTTTGTAGCGTTGATGTAAAGATAAATTATGACCTACCAATGGATCATAAACCCCCAATATGCGTAATCTGTGGCTGGACTATGAAAAGGCATTACACGCCTATTGCCGTACACTTTAAGGGTACAGGATTCTATAAAACCGACAAAGGTCAGTAGGGTGTGCTATGTTTTGCTTTAGGGGGGCTAAGCGGAACTCAGTCATACCGAGTGTCAAAAGCCATCTTTCAACCAAAACCAACAATCCTTGTTGGGGGGGGTTGGGGGGGGCATCACAGAATCTAGTCACCCAAGTGTCAATTAAAAGATTATTAATATCTTTAATCTTTTTAATTTTATTTAATTTATTTAATTCATCTTCTAACGCAATGACTAAAGCACAACTGAAAGAGTTGGCTAGGCAATACATCGGTAACGAATATCAATTTCAATGCTATGACTGGTTAATTACAAAAGAGAGTAACTGGCGGCCAAACGCTAAAAATGGATCACATTATGGTATTGGCCAAATGAGAAATCCGCAGGTGCAGTATTTAAAACCTGAAAAACAATTACAATGGCATCTTAAATACATTGGTAGTCGGTACGGCTATGTAATAATGGATGGCAGAATGGTGTTCAATATATGCGGCGGTGCATACAAACACTTTATTAGAAAGGGATGGCATTGAAGGACACAGAAAAAGTAACCATCGGTATTACATCACCGGGCGTAGTAGTAACAGACTTTATGACGAGTTTGATTGATGTGGCAAGATCACAAAAACAACTTGGACAATTAGTTAGTCTGCAAGGATCAGGTGTAATTAGTAGATTAAGAAATCAGATAGTAGATACATATTTAAATAAAACAACCGATGAATGGTTACTACAAATAGATACAGATCAGAGATTTACTACAAAAGATTTTAAGAAGTTATTGGAAGCGGCAGATGCGGATGAAAGACCAATTGTGTCGGGCGTGGTGCATGGTGGTTGGGAAGTAGGCGAGATATATCTTGAGCCAGTACCTTGCATATTTAGATTAGGGAGCGACAACGCTTTATATGCTTATCACGACTATCCTGCTGACTCAATCGTTGAGATCGATGCGTGTGGTACAGGTGCAATCTTGGTACATAGACGAGTATTCGAGGCCATTCGTGATTCGGCCGATACCACTCATCAAGGAACCAAGTGGGGCTTTTATCAAGATATGCCTGTTCACGGCGAATGGGTCGGTGAAGATTTATTGTGGTGTATTCGAGCAAAACAATTAGGATTTAAGATACACGCACATACTGGCGTACAGATGGAACATCAACGCAAACAATGGATTGGTAAGAAGCAACAC